CCTCCTCGTCTTCTTCATCTTCATCGGAATCATCCTCGTCCTCATCTTCTTCGTCTTCCTCATCCTCTTCAGAATCATCTTCAGAATCCTCTTCAGAATCATCTTCATCTTCGTCATCTTCCGATTCTTCTTCGTCCTCATCGTCATCAGATTCTTCCTCCTCTTCATCTTCTGAACCGAAGATTTCAGATGCCTGATCTGCAGTCAGCATAATAGGAGCCGGGATAATTTTTACAGAGCCATCTTCGTAAGTAATAATGATATTACCGTTGATTTCTACTCTAGATACTTCTTTAAGTTCAACTTTCTTAGTTTCTTTTTTCTTAGCCATAATTGTTTAATTTTAATGGTTTGTTAATGAATATAGTTAATCACTCAGTTATAAGCTTTTTATACTTCTTTAGGAATGGTCCCAAAGATTCATGTGCATTATTAAATTGTTTTATGTTTTCTAGAACGGTATTAAACTGTTCCTGTGAAGTTATTTCAACTACTTCAGAGTTTATAACTTGGTCCACTTGATTATAGGTCATAATCTTAAAGGATTTGCCCTCAAATGGATTATATGGTCCATGTTGTTCTAATTTAGTGTTCATCGCTATATGATATTTTAGTTAAACCTGGAAAACCCAATTTACCCATCATTTCTGTGTATGATTGATATTTTCCTTTTTTCGAAGTTTCATAGTTATCAGAAAATCTTATTGGGTAGACCCAAATTTCTGAATCTAGTTTCCTATTGGTCATGAAGTAAGCATACTTATTCCTTATTTTATAACCAGATAGAGGTTTCCATAGTTCCCATCGTAATTCTTTTATAAGATATTTATCTGGGATAATAACCTGATTCTGAAATTTCAGAGAAGCTTCTCCAAAATCATCTAAGAAATCGTAGGCCTTTTTGAATAAGATACGATTAAACTTAATATGATATACCTTGGTAAGGAACAGGGCTATTTGCCAAATCCTAGGAGGATGATTCAAGCAATCAAGGTTAAATTGGTTCTTTTCCCCTTGACTCAGCTTGTTGTATCTCCTGTAGGATAGCAGAATGGACCTGTAATCTCTTTTGCTTTCGATATTCAGGTGAGAATTCATCCCTATACCCGTATAATGCAATTTGGTATGCCCTGTTGAATGCCCTTCTTCCATGTTTCTTATAAATTTTATTCATTCTTACTACAAAATGCCTTCTCCTATGTTTATCCATTCTTGCTTCAGCAGGAAAGATAAATCTTCGTATTTTAGTTGGCTTACCCTTAAAGAATATCGATTGATGACCTTTCTTGGGTAAATCAGTTATGCCTTGTTTTATAAGATTCTTACCTTTGATAGTATGAATGTATAAATTGGCATCTACTCCTAATAAAAGAGTTATGGTTCTTCTAGCATGGTATCTTGAAAAGAATCCTAAACCACATATATGTTTTTTATATAACAACTTCTCGGTTCGGTATTTACTTTCTGTTGCATATTGGTATTTGGTCCATCCCCAATATTCATCAGGCCTCCAAGTCCATACATATATTAAGTCTGGGTATATTTTCCGATTATCCCTTGCTAGTTTTACCATTTAATTTCCTTTTTGCAGCCCTGTACCAGAGTTGAATGGATTTCTCATTAGCATCAGGGAATTTCTTTTTCATTCTCCTTACTACTCTCTCTTGGTCAAATCCCTTTTCGGTTAATTCATAACAATAGGATTTCTTAGTACCCTTGATTAGATTAAAAGAATCCCTTTCTCTTGGAGGTTTCTTTTCTTTGGGTTTCTTTATACCTGGTACTCTTTTTAATTTTCGAATACCATCTTCTCCCTCTTCTCCTAAGAATCCTAATCTTAATCTTGAATTACGGATTGGGTCAGTTTTATCATAACCAATTGCTTCCAATTGTTTATCTGCCCATTCATCATACTGGTCAATTAAGGATTTATCGGGTTTGTTAGTAGAGTTACTGATATACTTGATTAAATCAAATACTCCTGCAGCACAAGCATCTGGAAAAGGCATACCAAGGATTACTGCCTTTCTTTTAAGATCCTTGTATTTCATGTTTCTACCTGCAGCTCCTAGGAAATTTTGTTTTTCCTTTGATGGAGCTGGTTTATCTTTTTTCTTTTTTGCCATAGTTTTAAAATCTTTGATTGTAATAGGTTTGAGTTAATTCTTCATGAGTTACATACTCATAGGGAACTAATCCCATGTTATCAATCTTATCGAAGAGATCATTAGGTAAATCATAAGTGATTAACCATAAGTAATTCTCTTGAGTAATGTGGTTTGATACCATATCCTTAATTTTTGGGAAATTAGGTAATAGGTTCAATTTATCACACTCCCAGCTATCACTGAATTGGTTGAGGATATTATTTGCTTTGTTAAAGCGGATGTCTAAGTTGGTATTCTTCATATTGTCTATATTAAAATTTTGTCTAATTAATTTTCTGATGCAAATATAATACTTATATATTATATAGAAAAATATTCTACTTATTATTTTAATATTAGCTGAGGATCAATAGAAAGAGTCTTCTTTCACTCTAGCAGCTCCTGGTTGAGGTTTCTTCTTTGGTTTTCGTTTTATGTGAGTGTTATAGGCCATATCCAATTGCTTCACATTGAAATCCATGTTATTTACCTGATTGTAATTCAAAGCCTTTTCGATACATAATCTATATTCTGGCCAAAACTTCTGACCTAGTTTTACAGTAGTAGTCTTGGCATTGAATTTAGATACCATGAATCCAAATGTATCTGCATCATCCTTATCCTCGAATATATACATGTAGAATTTACTGAATTCCCTCATTACCTCATCTGTAGGTCTTACGGGAAGTAATAAATATCCATCAGTATATAAATCTTCAGATATTAAACATACCCACCATTTCTTTATACTAGGCTTTACCTTATACTTAAACCTTTCTCTTAGTTTAGTATGAACCCATTCTGGTACTTTCTCTAATAAGTAGTTGATATAAATCTTTTCTTTCTTATTGGCTCTTCTTTTGAAAGCAGAGGGTTGCTGTACTTGCCTGGGTAATATCCTAAAGTTATTCCATCTATCGAATTCTAATATCAAACCTAGAGAATGTTTATCCCATTCATTATCTGAACCTTGTAGTCTTCTTATATTTCTTTCTAGATTACGAGTATTTACCTTAGGAACTAATTGGGAGGCATCTCCAGTATTTAGTAGAGCCTCTTTCCTTTTCATCCTTTTTTCTATGCAAGCCTCGATATAATCCTGGAAGTTTCTTTCACATGGGCAATCTGGTCTAAATATTGACTCATGTATTTCGAAGAAATCCGAAAATAATCGGAAGAACTTTTCAGACCTTTCTTTTATTTCTAGGTACTTATAATGAGATAATTTTAATATCTCTCCAGCTTCCCAAGAGGATTTACTCTCTGATAACTGAAGAAAAAGGGACTGCTGCTCAGTTGGAGTCAAACAGTCCCATGCTTTCTTTTGATATTCATTCATATTAACGCCTCCTTTTATTAATGTTCTCTTCTATCTTTTCAGAAGTAATAGAATTTGGGTCATAGTCAAAGTTATTACAATGTAATTTATCTGGGTCTGAATCCTGATATACACTGTAAAGAACACTATCAAAATCAAGAGTTACTTCCATTTTACCATGTTCTGGGTAAATTAGTACTTTTACTGTTCTATTAGAGTAATTTACATCTAATACTGTAGCATCTATACCTTCATAGGGATACCCTTTTAAAACGATATAATCACCAGGTTTTACATTCATAAGATCATCAACAGAGTATTTCTTATTTGCTTTTGCTAATCTTATGAACCTTCTTACATCTTTTCTAGAACAAGTTGCAATTAATGAAAAATCATCGAAGTCTTCAGCATTATCAATACGTACCTTCTTTTTTCTTTCGTGCATTGTCTCGGTAGATTTAAGAAAGGTTCTTATACCTGAGATATTTCGTTTTAGTTTATTTAAAAAAGGCCTTGAGAAAGCATTCTCTGTGGGCATTCTCATAAAACCATAATTGAAAAGTATAGGAACAGATTCAAATACCATCTTACCCTTTACTGTTCTCTTAAGTATATCTAGAGTTGGGATAATAACCTTGATATTTTCGTATCCCTTTTCTTTTAACTCTTTCTCGATAAGGTGATAATACTTTCTTTCTAGGTAGAAGATTACATAGGAGTATGGGATACGTTTTTTCATATTACTGATTTTTTACGATTAACTTAGCTTGTTTGTGAATCATCTTGTACGGTACTTTTAATATTTCACTAGCCATGAATACCATAAGAGTATTCCCAGGTACTTGGATATACATTACCTTAGTAACATACTGGGCAATAATATCTCCAAGTTTAACACCTACTACAAAGAAAAACTCATTTGCAGGCATTGAATTGTATCTCATACATAAGATGGGTACCTTCTTTGCCCTTTTAGCATCTTTACTTGCTTGTTCCCAGAATTTTAATATATCACAGGATTTATTACCAAGTAATACATGCTCAAATTTGATATCCTTGTAGTTTTTACATTCTACTGAGATTTTACATCTGTGAGCATGTCTTTCATCCTGACACATAATATCAGAAGACAAATCCCTACTCTGATGATTTGCACCAGAGTAGGGTGTTCTGCCGAATTTGAAAGAAGTCCATTCCGTAAACCATTTTGAGACTTTGAGTTCAAATCTTGAACCTTTCTTTTTACTATTTGCCATAATTTCATTGTATTGTTTATGGATCATAGTGGTTTATAATAACTAAGGCCCTTGATTTTCTCTACTTGAAGGATCTTAGTATTTGATAAAGGTAATGAGTCGTGGTGTGTTATTAAAAATAATGATTTACCGTTGAATATATGCTTTATTAGGTTTATTACCAATTCTATGTTATCAGAACTTAGGGATTCAAATACTTCATCTAAGAATGCTAGGTTAATACCCTTACTTGCAGTCAAAGCTTCATGCATTGCGAAAGCCATACATAAATTACATACCTGTTTTTCACCTCCTGATAATTCATCATAATCAATAATGTGATTATCCCTTTCTATAAGAGTAACAAAATCCTTTCTAGTTGAATTAAGATCAATGTTAAACTCAATTCTAAAACCTAATACTTCTGAATAACTAGCTAGAGTACGATTTAATAAATGTAGGGATGAATCAAATAGATATGCCTTGATCCCATTATTACCAAGAGGGTCATTTATCAACCAATTATAATTCTCTAACTCTAATTCTCGGTTATGGTAATCTTCATCTACCTTTCTTAAATCCTTACGAATCTTTTTTAGCCTTTCTTTGTATTTGGTAGACATTACCTTTAGTTTCTGATTCTTAAGATCTTTGATTTCCTGATCTATATCTGCCAAGTCTGAAGCAATATCAGAACATTCTTTCACTAAAGTCTTATACTTACTGCAGTTAAATTCCAATTCATCTAACCTCTCTACGGATTCTTCATATAAGCTTTGAAGTTCTTCCCTTTCTTTAAATGCTTTACTGATGGGAGTAAGCATTTTCAATGCTTTCTTATATTGTTTATTCTTTATTAATTCTATGGATTCATCTACTAGCTCATTTAAAGGAGTACTTAGAGTTTCCTTGTTTATCTTTATTCGATTCTTTATCTCTTGTACTGCCTTAGTCTGATTTTTTACCTTTTGTTCTATTGCTACATCTACTTCATCTGAAATATGTTTTTGTTTTGCAATAAGTAACGCAGTTAGGTCTTTCCGTTCTTCCTTTAGTTTCCTAGATTTTTCTCTGAGATCTTTCTTAAAGGATTTCTCCCTTGACCTCAAATCGAAGTAAGCTTCTTTATTGGCCTCTAATTCTTTCTTTAGTGAAAGGGATTCGGATTCTAATTGATTAATCTCATTTAAGATAACTGCCTTATCTTGATTAGCTATACCCTTTGCTAAATTTAGGTATTCTAAATCGAATACTTCCTCAAAAAGCTTTTTCTTATCTGAATTAGATTCTTGGATTAATCTCTTAATACCTTGACCAAACATGATAGAGTTCATGAATAACAGGTAAGATAATCCTAATTCTTTATTGATTGCATTCTGTAGTTCATTCTTACCCTTAATATTGATAATCTCAGCATTTTTAATGATGATAAGTCTATCATTTCCTTTAGCACCATCCTCTAGGTAATCTTTAAATTTTTGACATCTGATTACCTTATATGAATCCTGGTTTTTCTGAAAAAATACTTCTACCATGGTACCTTTATAATCTTTGGGTTGGTATTCTTTCCAGGTATTTACTTCAGATACTCCCTTTATGTTTTTCCCATATAATGCCCATACCAAGGCATTCAGTAAAGTTGATTTCCCAAAACCATTAGGGGCTTTGATAAGAACTGTACAATCTTGGTTTAATTGTAAACTGAAGGAATCTATAGAACAGAATCCTTGTATATTTAACCTTGTAAATGTCAACATGATTCAGCTTTGTTTAAAGTATCAATTAAAAGTTGTTTCTTAGCATCATCCTTTATGCCTTTCTCCCTTAAATACCTTTTTGCTAGAGTTTTCTTAGAAACTTGCTTAGTAATCTTATGATTTATATTTACTTGAATACTAGTTTTCTTGGGTAAAATGGTATAATAATTGCCATCATCCTTAATTTCATCTTCGGATTCAACATCTACGAATTTTGGGAATCCTTTCAATTCTACAAATTCCATAGATAAATCCGAATAAAGTTTCCAATATCCCAATTTACAATCTTTATCGGTTCTTCTCTGTTGTAAAGGAGCACCAATCATATAAACCTTCTTTGATAACCTCTGTGGTTTGTGTATATGACCGCAAAGGATTAAATCAAACCTATTCAGTACATTCAGATTTAGATTTTCTACTGAATCAATTTCTCTGCCATCCGTATCTTTTGCTCCAGGGTAATCAGTATGAAGCATAAGGATATTATCAGCATTCTTATCAAGCTTTATATTTTTCAGATATTCAGATAAACCTACATTGTGATCTATGTAGGGTATACCGTATACTACTGCATTCATACCCAGACATCTTTTACCATAATCTAGGTTCACTATCCCAAATTGTTCTAAGAACTTAACCCATGAAAAAGGTTTATTACCTATAAAGCTAACTTTCTTTAAGTCGTGGTTTCCTGATATAGAGAATATCTCTACCTGGTTTTCTCTTAACTCTAATTCCTTAAATTTCTCATAGGTCAATTCCATAAGATCTTGGTCCATGGTTTCTGGCTTATGAAAGAAATCCCCACAGAATAATGCCGGACAATTATACTTTTTACATTGCTCTTGTATAATCGACAAAACCCTGAAATGATTCAGGGTTCTTTTATTGTCTTCATTGAACTTAGCCCATAAATTCAGGTGTAAATCCGAGAAGACTATTGCTATTACTTGTTTCTTCATATTAATCCAATCTTGACATTATCATGTGTATTCTGTCGTAGAAATCTAATTGGGGTACTACTAATATATCTATTACACTTAAAGTACTCCACTGAGTTAACAGGTTACCCATTATATCTGACATCTGAGCCTGATAATATCTATTTATGATTCTCTTCTTATTGTCTTCCATTGGCCATTCTTTCATATTGTACATACTCAAGGGAAGGTATATTAATAAATCACATTGTTGAACTGTAAGATCTTTGCATATATCTAAGAAAGCATCTACTTCACATTCGGGAATATTGGTAGATTGCTTATATATGAAATAAGCTGCTAAATCTACATAACTACGGTCTGTTACAAAAGTTTCTTTATCCTTGAAAAGCTTATTTCTCAGATTCAACAATTGATAATCCTTGTTTATGAGTTCTCCACATTCTTGGTGTAAAAACTCAGCATGGTGCATCTCTTTTGTATCGGGCATTAAATCTGACATACTACCAGATATAAAGGGTATACCATATTTGGTTTCTATGAACTTTGCCAAAGTGGTTTTTCCTATTCCACTTGGCCCTACAAACATAATTCTTTTCATGATAACAAATCTTTAAATGGTTTCATAAATTCATTTGTCATAAATGATGCTAAAGAGTATTCGATACAGACTTCTTTGAATTTCTTGTATTTTATCTCCTTATTAGCAAACTTTTTCATAGGTAACTTGGATAATGGTACTTCTTTTTGAAATAATCTTAAATCTATAAGCTTCTTATTCCTTTCTGCAATCTCTACATGAGAAGTTTGATGATGATGCTCTAGAAATTTATCCAAAGTACCATATTCGTCCAATATTTTCCTAGCTTTTACAGGACCAATACCTGGTATACCTTTAATATCATCCGAAGTATCTCCCACCATTGAAAGGTAATCTACTGTTTCTTCAGGGGAGTATCCAAATAATTCTTTACAATTACCCTGATGAATCATCTCATCCTTTCTTGGATTGTGTATTTTTACATCCTTACTGATAAGCTGATTAAAGTCCTTATCTGAGGATATTATGATTACCTTCTCAGTGGGTTTTTTATTTAAAACTAGGTATGCTAAGAAATCATCTCCTTCATATTTAGTAGAATTATGCTTATCAAAAACATATTTAATTCTTAGGAGCTTAAGCATACCCATAATAATACGTTTTTGAGATTGAAGAGATTCATAATCTACTGAAATATTTTTCCTATGTCCCTTATAATCTGGTAACAAAGCATCTCTATAAGGAGAGTGTCCATTATCAAAAGTTATAATAACCTCATCTGGGTCCCACCTATGTAGGAACCCATGTAATGATCTAAAAAATCCGAATATTGCTCCACTTGGTTTTCCATCGGTAGACTTAAGCTTTTCGAATTTGTGGAAACTTTGATGAAGTATATTCTCTCCATCTATTAGTAATATTGTTTTCTTACTCATCGTCTTCCTCCTCTTCGTCTTCTGATTCATTATAGGATTCGTATTCTACTCCATCTATGGGATAACAGTTTTCTGTAAGAGCTTCTAGTTTCTTACGAGTAGTACCAATGGTATTTATATCTGCTTTCCTTAAAAGCTTTCTTCTTAGATCATCATCTTCTTCCAAAAGCTTTTGAAATTTCTCCTCTCCTCTTGCAAGAGTTTTATCCTTGAGTTTATATACTCCACCTGAGGATTTAACGATTATATCGTTTTCTACCAATACATCTTCTAATCCAAAGCATCTATCAAATCCAACCTCATGGAACTTAGGATTGAAGTATACTGGGCATTTGCTGATTGTAGGTCTTGGAGGAGCAACTTTATTTTTAATAAGTCGAACCGTGACGAGTTTCCCAGCTTTGCGTTCTTTACCCTTTTGCTTAACAGTGATAGATCTTCCTGAATAGAAAGCAGCTCTGATTGAAGCGTAGAACTTAAGTGCTGCGCCTCCTGTAGTTGTTGTATTATCTTTTCCGAATCCAACATTCAATGCCGTTCTTAATTGATTAATATAAATCTGTGTAACTCCCAGTCTATAAAATAATTCGCTTCTGATACGGAAGTATTTATACAAAGCCTTTGCTCTACCTCCCATCTCTGCTTTAGCATCCGTCATTTTTGAATCTATGTTATCTGCACAATCCATAGCAGCAACTGAATCTATTACCAGAAGTATTGGCTCATTGTGTATTAACTGAGATCTGAAATATAATGCTAAGTCTGCTACTGCATCCGCAACATTCTCAATACGAGTATCATTAACTACTGTAACTCTTTCTGGATCAACTCCATTAGTTTGAGCCCAGGAATTCATCCATGATTGTTCAGCATCTACCCATATTACATGCCCTCCCAGTTGTTGACATGAATAAGCAAAGTTGTAAGCTATAAGTGATTTACCAGAGGATTCTTCTCCTGCTACTTCTAGGATTTTACCAAATGGGATTCCTCCACCAAAGGTATAATTCAATGCAAAGAAAGTACTTGGTAACCATAGACCTGTTTCTTTTGTTTCAGAAGCAAGTACTATTGATGACCCATATTTCTTTAGTAATTCGTTTTTAGAGGGAACTTTTAAACCCACTTTTCCTTTTGCCATACTGTAATGTATTAACATAAATAAAGGAGGTAACCAATTTCTTGAATTACCTCCTCTACCAACCATTTATAAAACCAATTTATCAAATATCTGACTTATACTTTCTCTTTTTCTTCTTAGGTTCATCATCATCCATGTAGTGATCCTTATGAATGCCTTTCTTTTTCTTCTCTGGTTTTTCATCCTCTTCATCAGAATCTCTTCCTTCTTTTAAGAATGATGCCAAAATTTCTTCCAGTTCATCGTAATCTTTAATCTGAGATCTTACTATGGATTCCAAATCTACGTTACCTGAATACTTCTTGTCAAGTTTAGTAGGTTTACATGCACGAGCAGAATATGTAGTATCATTCTTACCTGAACCAGAACGGATAATTTTTATATCGTATCCAGTTCTTGGGTCTGTCATATCTCCAGCTTCGTCTTCATCCAAGTAAAGGTCGATAATATCCTGGTATACTGATCTTGGGATTAATACTCCCTTATCTTTTCCTTCATAATCTACCTTAGTACCTTTCTCATCTGAATATACTATTCCACCCACTACGTATTTTCTTCTTGGTACCAGCATCTTTGCAAGTTCCTGGTCATCTGGGTCTTTTGAGTTTTTCAGTTCTTGGTACTTTTCCATAAATGGGCAGGGTTCATCAAAAGTAGCCGGGGAAATAACTCCTCCCAAATCTTTATTCAGATAGAACTGAATCAGTTCAATACCCAATTCTTGATCATCGCCTGGGGATTTGATTCTCATTCTTAAGGTTCCCTCTTTAGGGAATACCAATCCACTACCATTACCCTTGGATTCTAATTGTTTTTTCCGGGCTAACATCTTATCTTTAGTAGTCATGCCACTAGAAGATAATTTCTTTTTCTTTTTGTCCTTATCTTTAATCATATCAATCTAAGTTATTGGGTTCTGAGTATGAAATCTCATTTAAAGCTAATACGGTGAACAGACCCTTTTCATAAAGGGTTTGTAATTCCTGAGGTAAACAGTTTTTATCGAATTGATGTTCTTTACCAGCATACAATCCATATTCGATTATACGACCGATTTCCACGTGGTCCTTGTAAGTTTGATATTCTTCTGTGATTACACCAGATTTAATAACAACACCCTTACGAGGAACTCCTTCCTTTACCATATCCGGAATAATAATACCAGAAGCAGTGGTATTAATCTCTTTGGGAGAATATACCAAGATTTTATTTTCTACGGGTAAACCTGGAATACTATTACCAAGCTTCTTAGCTACTAGAGTTGATATAAGTTGTAAATTATACATAATTTATAAAATTTAGTTAGTAATCTTTTATAGTTCCTACTGTAACTTACGGATATTGGCATTAAGAGTTCTTAAGATGCCTTCTCTACTCTCATAAGCTTTACAGATAGCTATAAATTTATTAGCTTTAGCTGCAGCCTTTAGATACCTTTTGCAAATAGATTTATATTTGGGGTTTATATTAGCTTTATGAGATACGTAATCATTATTGAACCTCTCATTGGAATCTTTTATAAATACCCATGCAGCAGAATATGCTTCCTCTTTTTCTCTTGCTAAAGCATCTCTTTGTTTTATATACTTATCTCTTAATGAAGCAAGTATATAATAACTAGAGGGGGAATCCTTTAGCTGAGAATTTAATAAGTTCTCATTGATAGATAATTCCTTTTGAATATCTATTTCTAAGGTTCTACCCTCAAATACTACCTTAAGTTTATTTATCTCGGTTTTCATCTTTCAACTTAAAAACGTTTTTCATATCTTCTGCAGAATACTGACCATTTTCGATATCTCTCTTAACTTGTAGGAAAGCAATCTTAGCCCTAGAATCTAATTTGGGATAACTAGTAAGGGATTGATATTTGTCTAACAGATTATACAGAGAGTATAATCGTAAATCGCAAAGGTAATCTATACCAGCAACTTCAAGTAATTTCATGAAGATTACATAAAATCTAAGAGTAGTATCATCAAAGCATTCTACTGTTTCTTCATCCATCTTAGAAAGTGAATGAGTTCTGAGTGATTCTATGTTTGAATTGAGAAATTTTATATGTTTTCGGATAGAGTTGATTAACCTTCGGTCTTCATGGTGAAGTCTTTTGTGTAATCTATCCAAAATTTCATCCATTTCTTGGAATGATTGTTCTAATACTCCAGATAACATGTAAGTTACATTGATTACCTTATCAGCCTCTTTCTTTAATGGGTCATTTTCCATAATCTAAAATTTTAATTAGTTATGTTGTCATAGTATCCTCTCTTATCGTTTCTGTAGTGGTAGATACTGAATCTGAATGCTTTATATGAGTTTTACAATTTGGGCATTGTATTACCTTAAATATATCACTATTCGATTTATCGTAAACTCTAAAAGCTTCGCTAGTATCATATTCAAATTCACAATCACATACTGGGCATTTAGCTCTCCACACCGTGGGACCGTTTAAAATCTTCTTCATGATTTTCGTAGTTTAACATTATATTTTCTTAAAATACTATAAAGTAGTTTAGTGGATATCCTAAATTCTTCTAATATATCTTTTCTAGGTATTCCAATATTGTATTGATATATCAACTTATTTTCATCCACCTTTTTCTTCTTACGAAATGGGAATCTACCATCTCTTATACACTGTTGAGTATTATCTCTTGGAGTACCCCAATATAAATTACTTACCCGATTATTTAAAGGATTGTTATCCTTATGACATACTACTAAAGTATGATTATCATTTGGTAAATAAACTTCTGCAACTAATCTATGTCGATAGAAATTAGCTCTTTTACCAGAATCAGATATTAGATTATTAGATATATACCCAGTACTCTTTGCTACTGGTTTTATCAATCTCCAAGTACCACTATGAATAGAATATAATCGGCCATTCTTACATATGTGATATTTAGAGAATCCTTCAATAGGCATATTACTAATGTACTTTCTTTTCATATCCCTCTTTATATTTCTTTATCTCCTTCTTGAATATTTTAGGGTAATCTTTTATCTTTATATGCTTATATTTCTTATGCTCTTCCATGTACTCTTCTACTGAAAAATCGGGTTCGAGCATTTTTCTATAATCATATCCAGGAATAAAAGGTAGTTCTTCTGCCATCGATCTACCTATAACAAAGTCCATTTCCATATCTAGATCATCTATCTGAAAACCAAAATAGGGTTTAGTTAATGGGTTTCGATAAATTTGCCACATCTCATAAATACTCCATGTGTTTATGTTTTCTGGTTTAGTGATTTGATAATTAGCATCATGGACTAAGCATACTGATTTTGTAGGAGGTAATTTTCCTTGTCTCATAAGGTAGTATATTAATATACTTCCAAATAAACACATATCTGATGCTGCAGATTGACAAGGGAAATTCAAGGCTAATCGTAAAGCATAAGCTTCTTCTCCTCTATCTGAAGAATAAATTTGGGGTAATCTTCGTTTTCTACCAAATAAAGAAACTAAGTAGCCATTCTTTCTAAGGAATTTCTCTTGTTTCTTTAAGAAGGTTTTTAGCTTAGGATGTTGACCAAAGAATATATCCATTTCCTTTTGTGCTTCTTCTGGTGTAACTATGATACCAGATTTTGGGTCAGATAATTTTACTGCTAGTAATTTAGCACCAATTCCATAAATAAGTCCAAATGCAATCTGTTTAGCTTGCTTTCTCCTTACCTTCCATATCTTATGATCTGGGTGATTTTCATCCTCATATATTTTTAAAGCTTCTTCATAAGGAACATGATATTTGGTAGCAGCAATTGCCAAGTGAGGGTCCTGACCAGAGTTAAAAGCATTCAGATAAGTTTCATCTCCAGATAAGTGAGCCATGATTCTTAACTCTGCTTGACTAAAGTCACTAGCAATATATAGAGTTCCTTTTGGAGCAACCAATTGCTTTTTTATATTTGGGTCTACTGAAGTCTTAGGTATTTGTTGAGCATTTGGTTCTGCTGAAGATAACCTTCCTGAAGTAGTTCCATGAATAAGGAATCTTCCATGTAATCTATCATCATCTTGGGTTTTCTCATGCCAACCTTCAATATAGGTTTTATACATTTTCTCTAAACCTCTCAACTCTAATAAACTATCCAAAAATACTGCCTTTGGTGAATCAGGTTTTTTGACAGTTAATCTTAAGTTAGTAAGAGTTTCTTCATCAGTACTTGGTTTACCAGAATCATTCTTTTTGATTACCTCAAAATTAAATCCTTCCTCTGAATACATTAATTGAGGTAAATCTACTGAACTACCTAAACTTACAGGTCTAATTAACTCTAATTCCTTTTTCGTAGTAAAAACTCCTGCTCGTATATTAGCAATCTTTTGTTCCCTAGATTGTATCTTTCTCTTATCTACTCTAGGGTCTAAATTTTCTATCTCTTCCTCTAATTTAGCAATGTATTTTTCAATCTTGGATTGATTATATAGTTTAGTAAACTTCTTTACTTTAGGCAAATTATATATTGCTTCCTTAGCTGCTTCTATCTTTGGTAAGTAGGAATCTAACAATTCTTGGTTGAATGCCCTATCTACATATAAACCATTCTTTTCTACAGAAGTTAATACCCTAGAAGCAGTCATGATTAAATTACGGTAAGTATTATATAATCCCAAGTCAATTAGCTTCTTTTCGAAGAAAAGCATTAATCTAAGAGTATAATCAGTATCTTGACATCCATAGTGGCAAAGAGGTTCCATTTCTTTTTTATCCCATGGAATCTTATCGAATTTATCTTGCTTTTCATAATCTCCGTATTCTGGTAAATACCTTCTTACCATGGACTTCAAATCATTGGGTTTTTCTTCATTCAAGAGATATTTAGCAAGCATACCATCCAAACATACTCCCCGATAATAGATATTATACTTCTGAAATATCTGGTCATCAAACTTGTAGTTCCAAGCAACTTTAACTACTTCAGGATTTTCGATTATCTCTTCACCAAATTTACGAAGCATCTTTTTCCAATTCCAACCACTAGAAGTATACTTCTTTGTTTCGAAATGATCTAAAGGTATAGAACATCCAAAACCTGGTTGAAAAGTTACTGATAGTATAGTTGGTTTAAAAGATTTGTTATATATTGGCTCGGCATTTGTTTCAAAGTCTACAGAAGCATAACCAGTTTGCTTACAGCATTGGATAAGTTTCTTTAGCTCTTGTTTATTGGTTATAATCTTATATTTCGTTTCCATACTAGAAGTTTTTTAAATAAAATAAGGAAGTATATCTTCCCAGACCTACTTCCTTAAACCTGATATGAGTTACTTTAAATCATTTTGCGAAAATGACATCAAAACAAAATAGAAATAAAGCATGTATTATATGATAGTATCCTCAAATACTCTTAGAGAACTGGCTAACTTATCCCAGTCTTTTTGATAAGTATGTAATGAGTCTATGGTGTGATACAAATAACCTGGTTTTACTCCAACCTCTTTAGCTACATATTCCATTAGTCTCCATGCAAGGTATACATCATTACCAAAGTGAGTAACAAAGTCCGAACTTCTTTGGTGATAGCAAATGTGTAATACCTTTTCTCCTTTACCATTCTGACGGATAAGGAAGTCATAATACATAGAGCAGGGTATACGTTTATTACCATGATAATAAAGAGTATCATCTTCACCATTACCATTAAATATAGGTAATACCGCTTTACGAGTATCAGAATCTGATCTTAGTAATTGTATGGTATAGGGAAGAATTACCATCCTTTCATTATAGGTATAATCAAATTTACCATCTACCAAAAACTGTTCCCATAAGTCTTTTCTTAATTCCCAAGCTTTGCCCGGGTTAATTACCTCAGAAATTACCTCAGAAGTATTAATCCTTTCTTGGAACTCAGCATCTGCCCATTCCCTAGACCTTGAATAGAAGAATAACCACGTTGGATCTTGCAAAGAAGTTAAGCAATATTGTTGGCAAATGATTTCTTTAGTTACAAAATCTTCATTACCTTCAATATTCTTATTCTGGTAAGTCTTTGGTTTTACAGTTTGACCATAACTGTTGAGTTCTCTGCCCATTTCAGACATTAACTCATAACTACTGCTATAAATTCTCATTTCTTCTGTTTTAAAAGTTTCTTCTTATATGCTTTACGTTGAGAGTAAGAGATTACATTCTCGGGATATTCGATATCTTCATATTCAAGAAGTAATTCCTTTGCTTTCATAGATTTATATGTTTCCTTATATAAATCTGGTCGAAGCACTTTAAAACTTCTAAAGAATACCTTAAAACTAGAGAAATCTTTCTCTTTACCGTTTTGAAATTTATCAAATACCTCATTCAACCTCTTTATCCAAGAATTTTCCTTATCAGTTCCCTTTAATACCTTCTTCAAAGGTTTATGAGTATGATACATCAGAAGTGTTTCTACATTCCCATACATTTGAGTGGCAAATAAATTGATTTGTACTGATTGTTCTGGTCCGTACACATATTCCGCCATTCGTTGTATTAGTAAGAAGTCGAAGATTAACCTTTTTGTTATCTCGGATGCCCTGATTACCATTGTAATAACAGGTATGTCTTCCCCAAATCGTTTGGAGAATGTAGCAGCAATTAAACATTGTTTACCATTATCATGATGATTATTAAACATATAAGTAACGTTGTAATTCTGATTATACTTGGTTTTTAGTACTCTCAGCTTACTACGCAATAAATCAAGCTTATTGAAATCAATGTAATTGTTCAGTAAGCTTGTCCACTTAGTCTCTTTATAATTGAAACATCTACCATAATCAAAATCTGGGTCTACCCAAGCTTTACGTATTTTTATAAATACGTTATATACCACAGCTACTCCACTGTTTGCGGTAGCACCTTTTGCAAATAAAGATGGTTCTAGTCTTAGAAATCCTTCATTTAACTTTTCCCATGCTTCTTGTGAAGTAGCAAATTCTAATGAATGGATTTGCTCTTCTGTATTAAGCTCTAAGCCATTTAATTGTTTATTCCAACCTGACACAAATACCTCCTTTCATTAATATTGTGTAGTGATTCTCCATTCATTCAACCGTTCTTTCTTGAAATACAGCTCGTATATACCCAATGGAGTAAATCCCATTATTGATAGGAATCCCATATAATAATAGAATGCCTCTACCAGCCTATCCTGGAATTCTAGTTCTTTAGTTATTACTGGTGACTGTTTCCATGTACGATTCTTAAGAGTATTTCTAGCAAGATTCAAAACATACACTATCTGAAACAAAATAT